GTGAGTACGACGCGCTCGGCATGTACGGTGGTGATGACGGAATCACCGCCGATGTCGACCTCGCTAAGTACACTAAGGCGTGCGCCGACGTTGGCCAAGTGCTGACGGCGGAGGCCATTATGCGCGGGGACAGGGGCGTTAGCTTCCTCTCGCGGATGTATGGTCCTGATGTGTGGGAGGGCGATCCGAACAGCTGCTGCGACATCCCGCGGCAGCTCAGTAAGTTCCATCTCACTGTCAAACTTCCGCCAGGCTATAGTGCCCAAGACAAGCTCCGCGAGAAAGCGATGTCGTACTCACTCACAGATCCTAACACGCCGATCATTGGCAAGCTTTGTGCTACTGCGATCGACGTGTTGGGCGTCAACACCAAAGAAGACCCTACGCTGGCAGCGACTCGCAGCTGGTTCGCGAAATTCGACAAGACTGTGCAGTTCCCCAACACTGCCGATCACTGGATGTGGGACTATGCCGTTGAGGCACTCCCGACGCTTGACGTCGCGCGCTTCGAGGCGTACATCTCCAGGTCGAACACCGCAGCCAAGCTGTTGCTCGCGCCGCTTATAGTCGAGCCACGCCACGAGCCCAAGAACGACGCGGCGTGTCTGATCAATGGTGAGATTGTTGAGGCTTGATGAGCCGTACAACCCGGCTGGGATGGGAGCCGGTGTTGAAATTATAAAACCAAGAAAAACAAAATACAAAAACGAAAAACCAAGAAAGTAGAAAGAAATGGCGAACAAGAACAAGAAGACCGCGCCGAAGTCCGGCCGCTCCAGCAACAAGAGCATGACGGTCAAGCGCAACCCTTCCACGTCCACGCTGCCCGCCGGCGGGATCCGAGTGTCCCACTCGGAGGTGATTGGAAGCGTCTCCGGCGGTGCCTCGACAGCAATCCGACTGCTGTTCGACATCGACCCCGGCAACGCTGACAGTTTCCCGTGGCTCTCGACTGTCGCAACTGCCTATGAGCGTTACCTGTTCCGTTCTCTGCGGTTCGAGATCATCTCTCGCACCACCGAGAACGAGAGCGGCTTTACCATGGCGGCTGTCGACTACGACGGGTCGGACAGTTACCGGCTCCGCGTCGGCGAGGGCGTCGGCTCGAACCAGCTCGGCGCTATGTCCGACGCTGTGGAGGGAGCTCTGTACCGCGATCTCACACTGGTCGCGAAGCCGGAGCGGCTCCACCCACGTTCTGTCCCCAAGAACGTGAGCACGTACATGCGTGCCGGCGACTTCACCGTGTCGTCAGCGGGCACCCTGTACGTCGCTACGAACGGCATGACCACCGACGACCTCGTGGCGCTTGTGCGCGTCACGTACGTCGTTGATCTGCTCACACCCAACGTCACCACCATGGGCAACGGAGCGACGAACATCACCGCTGGTGAGACTTCTGACCTCAACACGTTTGCTCAGGCCTCAGGGCCGCTGCCGACCACGGACACCGAGACACGTCTCCACCCACACACGTCCCGTGCGAACTCATCGTATGGTCCGGGCGTGAGTGACTCGGAGGATTCCGACGGCAACTTTTGGTGGGTCCTGGCGAAGGGCATCTACAACGTGTTCGTCGACGGTGAGATCGACATCACGGGCGGCGACGTGCTGGATTTTTTCCTCTCGCTCGCGCCCGTTGCTCTGTCGCTCCTTCCGGCGACGTTCTCGGACGCCGATGTGCTCGCTCTCATCGACGCTCACGCACACACCCCAAAGACGCGCGCAACGTACCGTGCTAACATGGCGACCGATCCAGATGATCGCTTCCAGCTTAGCCACGCGTACACCGTCGTCATCGACGAGGACAGCATCCTCCATCCGTACATCGACGTCACGTCCACCTCCTCCACGCTTTTCTCACACACCATCGTGGTGAGCGAGCTCAACCTCCGCTTGATGCCTGCGTAAACGCATAGTACTCTTCAGACATGAGGAGCTTGTTGCGATTATGTACATTATCGACGTCGCGTTGAGTGCGCTAGCTACGGGAGTCAAGCTGGTGAGGCGGTATGTGAAGAGACGGAAACAAAATGCTAAGGCCGCGAACGCGGCCGACACGGGGCTCGAAGAGTCGGTGTAACCACCCACCACACAGGTTTAACCATGATAGCACGAACGGAACTACATGGCGCGACTTACCACCGCAGACTGACCAAGTCAATAAATTGGTGCC